TCCTCTTCCTCTATCTTGATTAGTTTGAGTAGCTGAGGGCCTCATATCAACTTGTCTTTGAATAGCTCTAGCTTCTCTCATGTTTTGTGAAGCTGCTCTATCTCTTGCGTCTCTGCCACCATAACTTCTAGCATCAAAGTAATCAGCTAAACTTGAAGACTTAGCAAAGTCTGTATTACGTAATCTTTGATTTAAACTTTTAATTCCATCCAGTCCACCCCGTCCTTTGTTTAAAAAGAAACTAGCTCCAGGTATTGCAAAACCAATTAGTGCTTTAAATAAATCTGCTATGCCACCTGACTTTTTTTCACCTGTTAATGAATCTACTTGTTCTACATCTTCATCTTGTCTTCCTAAAGAACCTACTCCTTTAAATTTATCTAAATCTAATCCTCCTAATCTATTTGCAGGAGCATTTGGATATCCATAATTAGGAGTTCCAGGTACGCCAATTAAATTTGCAATACGGTCATCAGCAGTTCCAGGAGGTTGAAAAGGAAATACATCATCAGCAGTTCCAGGTGTACCAATTAAATACCCTGCATTAGATGTTTCAGGTACTCCTAAAAGATATCCCATATCTTGATTCGCAGGTGACCCAATTAAATTTGCAATACCATCATCAGCAGTTCCAGGTGAAAGAAAAGGATTTGGTGGTAAAACATCTGAGCCTTCTGGTGAAAAATTAATTCTACCTTCTGTGTCTATTAAACTTCCATCTAAACCAATAACTATTGCCATTATCTTCTTCCGTCTGGTTGCGCATCTAATCTAAGTGTGCCATATCTCCATGATTCACCTACTGCTGTGTTGGCTATTTGTACAGAAACTAATCTGCCTCTAGCTCTTGTATCTACCTTATCAGTCGTAGAAGTTATTGTAAAGGGTCCAAGAGGTGAGCTAACCGCTACATCATCTGGATAACTGCTTACAAATAAAGTTACTTGAGCATTACCTGTTTGATATTTAAAATCAGGTATAAATCGTTTAACGGACATAAAGAATTCTCCATCGCCTCTATAATCAGCAACCCCTGTTGCCTGACCCAAGGCGCTTTTACGTGAAGTAATATCCCAATCTCCAGATCTAATAAAAGCATCAATAGAAGTTGTGCCTGTGCTGTTGACTTGATCAGTCCCTACTTCATGAGCATAGTAAATGCTAGCTCCATATAAATCTGTAATGCCTAATATATCTGGAAATACAGGTGTAGCTGTTTTAGTATACTCTGTTGCATATGGAGCATTAAATACCCCTTGATCTTGATAGGTAGTTCTAGCTAATGATGAAGTTGTCCAAACATTTTCTGAGTAATTATAAGTCACACATCTATCAATTTGATCAGATCCATCTTTTGGATAAAACCAATTTATTTCTGTGTATAAAGTATTAGGTGAGGAATAAATAACATCTCTTGAATTTAAATTAATGCCTAAGTTATCTCCATCTGTACTAAATACAAAATCTTCTACAAGTGATGGCAATGATTTAACTGTACCATCATATGCAAAAAATCCACCTTCAGCTGACATCCACCATACAGCACCGTTTGCATAAGACATAGCATGTTGACCAATGCAACCACAGTTGGTACCAACTTGTCTAACAGAAAAAGTAAAAGGTGGTCCAACAAATTGAATTACATAAGCTGCAACATCTGTTGATACGAAGATATAATCTTTACCTTGTATAGCGGCTCTAATTTCATTACCACTGTCTAATCTAAAAGTACCTGCTGTGTTAGTTGCTGTCGGAGCATATGTGTTTAAATCTTCTTGATTTGAAAATCTTACGAACATAGGGTCTTGTGTTGTAGGATCACCAATAGTTGTTTCTGTACCCAAATGAAATACGTGTCTATCTCTATCTGATACAATAGAAATTCTTGTAGCTGTTGGATTGTTTGTCGTGTTAAAATTGGTTGTTGATTGTGAAGCTCTGTTACCTCTAGGTGTTGAAGCTCCAGCATCCCAAGTAAAAGTCTTGCCATTAAATATAGTTGCAACTAAAACTTCACCAAAGTTATCTAGGCTCCAGTTTCCTGGATCCAGAATCACGTTACTTACTGTTCTTTCAGTTCCCCATGTACCATCGTTCCATAAATAAGTTCCCCAACCATAACCTGCAGTTTGAAAAGTAGGACCCACTTCAACATAAGGATTAACAGTTGCAGCACCGGCTGCAGTCATACCTGAGCCTCCTTCATTTCTAGAAGCTTGTATGGTAAATTTGTCTACATCAGGAACAGTTAATATTTCATAAACTTGTTGTAATTCTGTTGGTGTGTAATCTGAAGCACCTGTAACAGTTACACCGGATAATGTTATATACCTCCCTTTAGCTAAACCATGAGATCCTTTATTTATAGTTACAGTATTTGAACCATTAACAGTTGTTATAGTGCATCCTGTAATCGCTGTATCTAAGGGAGTAATATCAAAAAAATCATTACCATAATATAAAAACAAACCTTGTGATGTTCCAATAGCTGTATATTTTTCACCTGCAAAAGAAGTAAAGGCATGTTGTTTTCTAGCTGCTCCTGGTAATGTCTTTGATGCAGCTGTTAATTGATTCCAACCACCTATTTTTTCAGGTAGTCCATATCTAAATCTAACAAAATCACCATCTGTCCATTGCCCCTCGGCACCAGATTCTGTATCTTGCTTATTGAAACCAGGCTTGAAATTTAATTTTTGTAGCATATAGTAGCTTATATATTAAAAATATAGAGAATGAAAGATACAATATAATGTCCTTTGACCATAAAATAACAGATTTAAAGTATAGAATCAACAAATTAGTTCCCAAAAATGTTTGTCAAAAACTAATTAAGACTTTTGAAAAATACTCTGAATTGTCAGGTCCAGAAGAAAGTTATAAGTATAAAGATAAAAAAGTTAAATTAGATAATTTTAAATGTTTAAATTTATCACGAATTGATAATCCTAATAAAGATATAAAAGAAGCTTTAGATATTTCTAAAATGTATATATCAATAATGATATCTAATTATGTTTTATATATTCAAAAAAATATGTGCACTACTTTTAGTAATTATTGTATTAACAGAACAGATAATATTCGTATTTTAAAATACAAAGAAGGAGAATGTATTCAAGATCATAGTGATGTTGGAGGAGATATAAGAGCTTCATGTACTTTAAATTTAAATGAAGATTATGAAGGAGGTGAGTTTAGATTTTTTAATGGTTTAATAAAAGAATCTTTTAAAACAGGGGACGCAATGTTGTTTCCCGCAGAGCCTGTTTGGATTCATGGGACTGAACCTGTAACAAAAGGTACTAGATATTCAATAAATTGTTTCTTAAAAAAATAATGAAATTAATATATTCAATTCCTGATAAAATTTATTACATACAAAATTTTTTAGATTATTCTACTTATAAAGGAATTCATAATTCTATATTTAAAGAACGTAAAAGTATTAATTTGCATACTTCTAAAGGTTTATGGTCAGAGAAATTAATAAATAACATAGTTCCCCCAAAAAGAGTAGGTGTATCAAATTATCCGCCGTTTGAAAAATTAAAGACTTTAACTCATCACAATCAATTTTATCAATTAAAAGATTTTAAAGATATTACTAGTAATATTCATTATATGGAAAAAGGAGCAGGTATTAATTGGCATGATGATAGCGGTTGGACATATGGAGCAACATATTATATTAATAATAGATGGAATGCTCAATTTGGCGGGGAATTAATGTTTAACTCAGAAAATGGTCATGGGTATATACCTGTAGTAGGCAATTCTTTATTAATAATAAAATCTCCACTTAAACATAAAGTTAATCCTGTGTTAAGTCCGATCATACCAAGAGTTTCAATACAAATGTTTATAAAGTAAAGGATAATATATGAATGAAAAAATAGTTAACATAAATAATTTTATAGGTATTTATGATAATTACATCACTGAACAAGAATGTAATAAAGCAATTAAATTATATGAAAATCAAAATGAATTTAATAATACTGTAAATAGAATAGGTGGAGAAAAAGCATCAATATTAGAAAAACAGGACCAACAATTTTTTGCAGCACCTTTTAATTTAAATGTATGGTGGGAATCATTAAAACCAATGATGGTAAATTTTGATTTAGCTTGGACTCATTATATTAAAAATGTAGGAGCAGACGATGCTTATAGAGTTCCTTTTCATTTTACAGATTTAAAAATACAAAAAACTTTACCTACAGAAGGTTATCATGTTTGGCACATAGAACATGGTAAAGGTTACCATAATGAACCACGTGCTTTTGTTTTTTCTATATATCTCAATGATGTTGAAGAAGGTGGCGAAACAGAGTTTTTGCATTTTTCCAAAAGAGTAAAACCTAAAACAGGTAGAATTGTTATCTGGCCTGCTGGTTTTCCTTATTTACATAGAGGTAATCCACCTTTATCAGGTGATGGTAAATATATATTAACTTCGTGGATGATGTTACGATGATAAATACTTATAATTTATTTACTGTCCGTGTATCTCATGGAAAACTGCCTATTCCAATCGATATATATAAAAAAGTATTAAAATTTGTAGAAAAAAATTATAAGACAGAAGATAACATTTCTTGTGTAAGTGGATTTCAATATCACGAAACTTTTGAAGGTAAAAAAGATTTAAATCAATTTATAAATAATTATTTAAATAATGTTTATTATGTTAAAATTATTCATAGT